GCGGGTGGTGGCACTGCCGCAAACCGTGCGACCTCGATGGCCGACCTAAATGAGACCTCGTTGGAAGATGCGCTGATTGATATCAGCACGTTTACTGACGACAAGGGTCTGACCATTTCGGTTCAAGCAACCAAATTGGTTGTACCGCCTCAACTGGTATTCGTTGCCGACCGCATTTTGAACTCAACATTGCGTTCAGGAACGGCTGACAACGATATTAACGCAATCCGTAACACGGGCGTGTTGCCAGGTGGGTATACGGTAAACCACTATTTGGCTGATCCCGATGCCTTCTTTATCTTGACCAGCGTCACTGATGCGGGTGAAGGTTTGAAGATGTTCCAGCGTACTCCGATGGAGACCAGCATGGAGCCTGACTTTACCACAGGCAACATACGCTATAAGGCGCGCGAGAGGTACTCGTTCGGCTTCTCCGACTGGCGTGGCATTTACGGCTCGCAAGGGGCGTAAAATCGCAAAGACAAATGGGGGGCATCAGCCCCCTTTTTTTGTTTTACAGGTTCACATACACTGACAAGGTCAGATGGTGATCAGATGGGCTGATCACTGGTTTTCACAGGAGAACTTTCATGACTACTCATTTTACTTCAGGCGTAACTAACGTCACTGCGTCAGGCACTTCTGGCAAACTCAAAATGCCAGCGCCTCAGAAATATCACACTTACTTCAACGACTTCGATACCTACCTGGCATCAGATTGGACGATCACCACTACCGAAGGTGGCTCAGGCAATGCCTCAGAGGCTTTGGGTGACGGAGACGGCGGTCTGCTCGTCATTACAAATGACGACGCTGACAACGACAACGACTTTCTCCAGCTTGTAAAGGAAGGCTTTAAATTTGAGTCAACCAAGCAACTTGCGTTCTCAGCGCGTATGAAGACGAGCGATGCGGATGCCTCTGACGTTGTCATGGGACTCCAGCTCACTGATACGTCGCCACTTGATGTGACAGATGGCATTTTCTTTTTGCTGACCGATGGCTCAACCACGCTTCAATTCATTGTTGAGAAAGACGGAACGCAGAGCACGTTGGATCTACCAACGGCGATGGCTGATGACACTTTTATGACAGTCGGCTTTATGTTCGACCCGAAAGATCAGCTCTTCCATGTGTACCAAAACAACGCTGAAGTCGGCACCGTAGTGAGCACCAACGCTCCCGACGATGAGGAGCTAACTGTCAGCTTTGGCATTCAAAATGGCGCTGCGGCCGCAAAAGTTTTGACTGTTGACTACATCAGCGCGATGAAAGAGCGAACAGCCACCACTGAACTCTAACGGAGGTGACACATGGCTGATGCAGTTACGAGCCAAACTATTCAGGATGGTGAACGCAAAGCCGTTCTGAAGTTTACTAATGCTAGTGATGGCACGGGTGAATCGGCGGTCAAAAAAGTCGATGTATCCGCGTTGACGTCAAACTCGGCTGGGTTGTCGTGCAACCGAGTCACCATAAATAAGATTTGGTGGCAGTGTACGGGCATGTCAGTAAAGATCGAGTTCGACGCAACAAGCAACGTGCTCGCCATCGGGCTGAGTGAGGATAGCAACGGTTATCATGACTACAGTGATTTCAGTGGTATTCCTAATAACGCTGGGTCTGGCATCACGGGCGATCTTGATTTTACGACGGTAGGCCACTCAAGCGGGGATACTTACATGATCGTCCTCGAGTTGATCAAATCGTATGGCTGATACGTCTGACGTCAAACGCACAAAATCTGGGAGGCTTGTCTATCGCGGCGAGTCCTTCCCAGGTTATAACAAGCAAAAAAGAACTCCTGGAAAAAACAAAAAGTTTGCCGTGCTCGCCAAAAAAGGCGATCAAGTCAAGATTGTGCGATACGGCGACCCCAACATGAAAATCAAAAAGGCAAGCCCTGAAAGGCGTAAAAACTTTCGGGCTCGCCATAATTGCGATGCGGTGGAGAAGAAGAAAGACGTCTTTGCTGCAAGCTATTGGTCTTGCAAAAATTGGTGAGATGAATGGATGAAGACAGCGATTTAGCTCGGGCGATAGCAGAGTATTCCAATCCCACAACGTCGTATTCAGCGTTGGAAGATTACCTCATGCAGCGTCCTGTGTTTGACCGTGGACCACGGGAGGCGGTCAGTCTCCCACAGTTGCGTCGTTTGGAGGCGCTCGAGCCAGACACCGATCAGCTTCAAGCCAATCGATTCGAACGTCTTATTGACGAGCAACGGGCTAGAGAAGAAGCAGGGGTTGCTGAAACACAAGCACAGCTAGACGCATTGCGAGACTCTTTGCGAGAGCAACTGTCGTCGGCCGAAGATGCAGCGCGTTCAGAGCGGTCTGACGTCACCAAAGCCCTTGAAGGTCGTATTGATGAGTTGCGACGGGGGATTGACGCTGAGACGTTAGATTTGCGGCAGGCTGGTCTAGATGAACGTGCTGCTTTGGCTCGTCAGATTGAAGAGGGCGATAAAATTGTTCGCGAGGCACAAGAGCTTTCTGTCAGTAATTTGCAAGATCGCCTTTTTTCTCTATCTGATGACTTAGCGAACATTAACTCAGCGATTGATCAAAATTACGAACAACTGACAGAGTCCCAAAAAGCAACCGCAGACTCTACACAGACTGAGATTGACGGCCTAAACCAACAGCTTGAAAGCTTGTACGACGATGTAGAATCCGGGCAAGCGGCCGCGTCGGATAGTATTCGCGCAGAGACGGCAAAATTAATAGAGGGCTTAGAAAATCGTATTGGCGGTGTTGCTGACAATCTGGCGTCTTTGCCTATTGAAACAATTCAATCTGAGCTCGCATCAGTCAGCACTCAAGCAGCACAGTTCCAGCAAGCCATGGATGCCGCTACCAGTGAGCGCGCAGAGCTCTCTTCGCGCATCGCGGCGCTTCAAGATGCGGGCCTCACGCAAGAAGATTTAGCGGCGGCAATCAGTCCTATTGAACAACAACGACAGCAAGCGATTTCGGCCGCCGTCAGCCCTCTGCAAAAACAAATAGCGGACCTCCAACAGGCGGTCCCAGCCGAGGTGGACACAGACGCTTTGCGTCAGCAAATCAAGGATGAAATATTGGCAAGCTTGCCAGAGGCGACGCCAGCTACAACGACGCCCGCCGCAAGCCTTCCAGGCGCATCCGTTGCGACGCCCGGTGTGGGTTCAGGCGAAGGTAATTTGATGGATTATCAAGGCCCATCGTTTGGCGAAACGCAAGACTCTTTCGGCTTCAACGCTCCAGCAAGTTTGAATATGTCAGATGGTAGAGCTGATGCGCTAGGCCTTTTTGATGAGGGGGTCGGGACTGAAGTTGAGACGGCCGTTCCGCTAACTATGACATTTGACGCGGGAGGATCAAAACCGGGGGATTTAGGCACGCCTGAATACGAAGGCAATCGAGGGATCAATCCTGCGATAGGAAGACGGCCCGATGGGAGCATCATTACTTTGTTAGATACTCAAACAAATCCTGTAGATTTTGAGTTAGCGTTTCCGGGGGGTTACACCCGTGGTAAACCTGCAAATGAAAAAACACCAAGAGCAGCTCCGCCCCCGCCTCCAAGTGGTAATGTTGGAATAATGCCTGTCCCAGATGACAGGTTACTCGAAGCACCTAGATTACCCGGGGTGATCAATGGGCCCAGTCAAATCGATCGCAACGTCGCATTTAGGAGATAAACATGGCCAGTGAAGTACCAAAAAACGTAGCGAACCCCGCCCTTTATCGGAAGGCAAAAGCAAAAGCGAAGCGCAAATTTGATGTTTTTCCCAGCGCTTACGCCAGCGGGTATTTAGTTTCTGAGTACAAGCGAATGGGCGGAAAATATAAGGGCGCCAGCGGTGGCGAGGTAACGCTTGACCCGGTGAAAAGCGATCTCGATAAAGATGGCAAACTCAGTAAATATGAAAAAAAGCGCGGCACGGCTATTGCCAAGAGCATGGCGAAACAAGCCAAAGGGATGCGAAATGGGGGCACCGTTATGGTGCAAAGTCGCGGTTGTGGTGCAATTATGCCTGGTAAACAGAAAATGACGAGAGTACCCCGTGGCTAAACCTCAAGGCGGTTTAAAAAAGTGGTTCGGTAAGGGCAAAGGTGGCGATTGGGTTGACATCGGCGCGCCCAAAAAAGACGGGAAGTTTCAGGCGTGCGGCCGAGCAAAAGCCAAAGGCTCCAAGCGCAAGTATCCAAAATGTGTGCCTCGCTCTGAAGCCCGACAGATGACTGCTGCCGAAAGAAAAAGTGCGGTCAGAAGAAAACGAGCGAAGCCTCAAGGTGTGGGTGGTAGGCCTACAAACGTCCCTACTTACGCACGCGATGGCGGTGCTGTTACGATGATACAGGCGCGCGGTTGTGGCGCTATTTTGCCCAGCAAGCAAAAAATGACGAGGGTGCCGCGTGGGTAAAAAATGGAGTGCTGCGCGAAAGCGCAAAATTAACTGTTCCAATCCACGGGGGTTTTCACAGAAAGCCCACTGTGCAGGGCGGAAAAAACGATCTCAAAATAGGAGTAAGTAAAATGGCAGGACACAAGAAAAAAGGCATGAAAGCAAAAGGCATGAAGGCTGGCGGCAAGATGATGGTCAAAGGTAAAGCTGTCGGCGGCGTGATGAAAAGCTTAAAAAAATTGACCAAAGGTATGAAGCCCGCACCCGCCAAACCTACCCCCGCACCAGCGGCGCCTAAACCTAGAAGAAACGCAAAGCCAGGTACTCGCGCTGCGGGTGCGGGCAAAGTCTCGGGAGGCAAAGGCCCGCAACTGAGCAGCAGAGGCACCAGAGCGATGCTGACTAGGATGAAAAAAGGCGACATGCCAGTACCGTTTCGTCGAGCCAAAGGCGGCACGATGAAAGCAAAGGGAATGATGGCTGGTGGCAAAATGAAAGCAAAAGGTATGGCGAAAGGTGGCAAGATGGCCACAAAAAGCTATGCCAAAGGCGGCGCCGCAGGTGGAATGAGAAAGCCCTCCAACAAAAATAGCGGATTGTATGGCCGATAAGAGTGGCGTATCTACAAAGCAACATACCCTATTTCAAATGTTGGGTTCGTAGAGAGTACACACACAATCACGCTAAATATCACGGCGAGTTCATCCATGCGATGGCCATTGCCGTGACCACCATGCCGACGCGATGTTTGAGCTTTCAAGTCATTTTCACGGGTGCAGAGACCTATGACGATGAAAATGAGCCAAACGTGCATGGCGGCGCGATGTGGGCTCGTATGCCAATCACTGCCCTGGTTGGCGATACACCGCTTGAGGAGTGGCCCGAGCCTATGCCTGTGTGGGCGGCACAACCGTGGGATTGCTCGTCGCGAGATCATTCCGTCTATGTGCTAGATCGTTGCACGCCTTGTCCATGGCTGGCCAAAATCGATGGTGAAATGTATCCTGCCAAATATCTTTTCACCGTCGATTACACTAACAACGAAATCGCGGACGACCCAGCCCAACACAAGCAAAGCCACGTTCTGGAGCTGCTAGATGCAGGGCCATGGACTGGCAACATCGTTGCACTACCCAACAACCGCGTGCGCGTCACGCATCCCGCTTGGTTTGAAACCGGGGAAGGCGCGCCAGACTTCCGCCCAAGCCAGCATATCCATTACAGCAAAAGCGATTTAGACTACACTCTTGATGTCAACCAGGTGTTCGATAACCTGTACGCGGAGACAGACGATGACGGTGAGCGGGAGTAAAGATTTTGAGCTCGATGTAGCAGATTACGTCGAAGAGGCGTTTGAGCGTTGCGGCTTAGAATTACGCACGGGATATGACCTCAAAACCGCCACTCGCTCGATGAACTTGATGCTGGCAGAGTGGGCAAACCGTGGTCTGAACCAATGGACCATCAATCAGAAAGTGTTGACGATGGTCAAAGACACGACCGTCTACACAATTGATACCACCACACCCACCGCCACGATCGACGTGCTCGATGTTTTTATTCGGGAGACGCTAGGCGGGGTATCGACGGACGTGCCCATCACCAGGATGTCACGGTCAGAATACGCGAATATTTCTACGAAAAGCACGACGGGCAAGCCGAACCAATATTTGATTGATAAACAGATTAGCCCGACTATTACGGTTTGGCCCGCGCCAGATCAAAACAGCAAATATGAGCTGTATTTGAATGTGTTGAGTCGCATCGACGATGCTGATGTCGGCGCAAACACGATGCAAGTCCCATTCCGATTTTATCCTTGTCTCGCGGCTGGGCTCGCGTACTATTTGGCGCTCAAGCGTGCCCCTGAAAAGGTGGGCATGCTCAAGCAACTCTATGAAGAGGAGTTTGAGCGAGCTTTGAGTCAGGATGAGGACCGCGCTTCATTTCGAGTGGCCCCCGATCTGCGCGGCTATAACATAGCGTAATGGCTTACGCTTCAAACAAAAATGCGTATGGGATCTGTGACATCACAGGGTTTCGCTATCGCCTAAAAGACATGAAAAAAACGTGGGACGGACTGCTAGTCGGACCAGATCAGTATTCCCCAAAACACCCTCAGCTCATGCCCAAGCCGACACCGATTGATCCTCAGGCTTTGCAAGTAACCCGGCCCGATCAAGCGGCGGACGGCAATGACAGCACGGTATTCACTGTGTACACAAATGTAGGCGATGGCAAACTAGGTACACTTTTGCAAACTTTTGCAATCACTGCTAGTGTCGGCAGTGTGGAGGTTACCACGTCATGAGTTTTACATTAGCAACATTGAAAACGGCCGTGCAGGACTACCTGCAAGTTTCTGAGACCACGTTTACGAACCAGCTCGATACCTTTATTCAAGAAGCAGAGAGCAGGATTTTTAAAATGGTCCAGCTTCCTGAGCAGCGCAAAAATGTTCAAGGCACGACAACGTCTGGGAACAGATTCCTTGCGACACCGTCTGATTTTTTTGCACCGTTTTCACTGGCCATCATCAACAGCAGTAACAAATACATTTATCTCGACTTTAAGCACCCGTCGTTTTTGAAAGAGTTCAGTCCGACATCGACGACGACTGGCACGCCAAAGTATTACAGCCTGTTCGATGATTCTGCTTTTGAGTTGTCACCTGTACCGAACGCCAACTTTACCGTTGAGGTGCATTATTTGCACAAGCCAGCATCGCTTACCGCGGGCGCAACAACAGGCACGACAATCCTATCCACAGACCACCCTGATGCGTTGTTATACGGCACATTGGTGGAGGGCGCTGTATTTCTCAAAGAAACACCTGACGTGATAGCTAACTTCGAGGCACGGTTCAAAGAGGCCGTGGGGAGAATGAAGAATCTGAGCGAGGGTCGTAATACACGCGACGAGTTCAGATACGATCTATTACGTACAGGTGTGTCTTGATGGAGAAACTGCCAGAGCTTAAAGGTAAAAAAGTTGCAATTATCGGTCTAGGCGCATCTCAGATCGACTACGTCATCGGCGTCGAAAACAGCAAAACTTGGGATGAAGTCTGGACGATCAACTCAGCTTTGTCGGTGTTCGATTGCGACAGAGTCTTCATGCTCGACCCCGCCAGCCGTTTCTTAGACACCGACGACGCAGGAAATCAGACTGACGTCATGAGGCGGTGGCTACCTACGTTCGATAAGCCCATCTATACGTGTGAGCTCGATGAGCGAGTGCCCTCCTTAGTTGAATATCCGTTAGAACAAGTCGTAATAGACCAGCGGTGTGCATACATGAACACAACCGTAGCCTATTCACTGGCCTTTGCTGCATACCATGAGGTCGGCCACGTTGACCTATTTGGCATGGATTTTTCGTATCGTAAGAATTTGCACTTTGCAGAAGCAGGTCGAGCGTGCGTGGAGTTTTGGATTTGCAAACTGATTGCGATGGGTATCACTGTGGGCGTAAGTCCCAGGTCATCGCTCCTTGATCAAAATGTGGATGTCAACGAGCGTCTGTATGGCTACCATCGACTCACAAACCCAAAAATTGCGATGCCCAACTCAGAGGGGGAGTGGGTCGTTTGTAACCGATCAGAGCTTGCCAGCATGATCACAAAACACAACATTGAGACGGTTGAGCCGCTCTCCAGCCCGGAGCCTTACAAGGGATGAAAGACGATCAAATTGGTTTTCAACTCGGCCAGGTCATGGTGTCTACGACACACCACAAAGGTCATGACGTTGAGTTTTGGGCAGCTCAAACCACCAGTAAAATCGTTGGGATTAGTGAAGAGGCTGACCCCCATATTCGCTTGCAAGCAGAGGCTTTCCGCAACCAAGTTTATACGTTAATCTTATTAGGTATGAAGAGTGCGATCGCTTCAGATAGAGTGACATTGACGGGTTTACTCACTGCTCAAGGGCATGAAGATATGGCGAAAATCATCAAGGAGCTTTGACATGGCTATCACCTCGGCAATCCCGACTAGCTTCAAACAGGAGCTGTTGGTCGGCACACATAATTTTACAGCTACGAGCGGCAACTCATTCAAGTTGGCTTTGTATACCTCAAGTGCGACCTTAGGAGCGTCCACGACTGCTTTCACTACCACGGGCCAAGTCAGCGGCACAGGTTACACGTCGGGTGGTTTTGCGCTTACATCAGTGACGCCTACAACCACGGGCACCACCGCCGTATGCGACTTTGCCGACGCGACGCTGAGTTCAGCTACCGTCACGGCGAGGGGGTGTCTCATATACAACGACACGCAATCCGATAAGGCGTGTGCGGTCATTGATTTTGGTGGCGATAAAACGAGCACTGCGGGTGATTTTACTGTGGTTTTCCCAAGCCCTACCGCAACAGGCGCGATCATCAGATTGGCTTGATGCGCTATGCCGCTTACGAAGGTTGAGTTCCGGGCTGGAATCAATAAAGAAGAAACGCCTTACGCCAACAGCGGCGGCTGGGTTGATGGCAACCTAATTCGTTTCCGTAAAGGTCGCGCTGAAAAGGTTGGCGGTTGGTTCAAGCGTGGCACTAACACCTTTTTAGGTATCGGCCGGGCGCTGCATTCTTGGATTTCTTTGGGTGCGACGCGCTACATCGGTATTGGCACAACTTTCAAATACTATGTGGCTGAAGGTGATAACTACTATGACGTTACGCCTATACGCAAAACCTCCACCAATTCCATCACCTTTGCAGCCACGGATGGGTCATCAACTCTAACGGTAACAGACTCATCACACGGCGCAGTCAACAACGATTTTGTGACAATTTCAGGCGCCGTCAGTCTGGGCGGGTTAATTACGGCTGATGTGCTTAACCAGGAGTATCAAATCTCCCTGGTCACTGGCACAAACACGTATGAAATCACAGCAAAAGATACTTCAGGCGCCACTGTCACCGCCAATAGTAGTGACACAGGCAATGGCGGTTCTGGTGTCGATGGCGTGTACCAAATCAACGTCGGCCTCGACACTTATGTCCAAGGCACGGGCTGGGGCGTAGGGACGTGGGGTGCAGGAACATGGGGTTCTGCCAGTGCCATTTCCGCATTAAATCAACTCCGCACTTGGACGCACGACAACTTTGGTGAAAATCTGATTATCAACGTCCGTGGCGGCGGCATTTACCGATGGGTTGAAAATAGTGGGACTAGCGTTCGAGCGGTCGAGCTGTCAGGAGTAACGGGCGCAAATCTTGTGCCCACAGTCGGCTTACAAGTTTTAACGTCCGAGACAGACCGTCACCTAGTTGTGCTCGGCGCGGACCCGATATCGGGTAGCTCACGCACAGGCGTTGTCGATCCGATGCTTGTAGCTTTCAGTTCCTCAGAACAAGATTTGGTTTTCGAGCCGTTGGCGACAAACAGTGCTGGTGACGTCAGGCTCTCCGCTGGATCATTCATCGTGGGTGGCATCAAATCACGTCAAGAGATTTTGATTTGGACCGATACCAGCCTATACAGCATGAATTTTATCGGCCCGCCTTTGATTTTTGCGGTCAACTTAATTAATGAAGGATCGGGTCTCATTAGCCCCAAAGGAGCTGTCAACGCACCAAACGGTGTTTATTTTGCCAGCAAGACAGGATTCTATTTTTACAGCGGCTCCGTCCAGAAACTGCCATGCAGTGTCCAAGAATATGTTTTCGACGATCTAGACTTGAGCCAAGCCTTCAAATGCTTCATGGGGCTGAATAGTGAATTCGGTGAAATGTGGTTTTTTTATCCTAGTATCACAGACGGCACTGGCGAGATCAGTCGTTATGTTATTTACAACTACGAAGAAAATCATTGGTCTATCGGCAACCTTGTGCGTTACTCCTGGCTTGATGCGGGCATAGAAGATCAGCCCATCGCGGGTGTTACCACCAGTAACACACAGTGCCTTTTCAATCATGAAGTCGGCTTTGATGATTACCAAGATCCGATGACGGGTGTATTCATTGAATCGGCTGATTTAGACATTTCTGAGGGCGAAAATTTTGCTTTTGTCAAAAGAATTATACCCGACGTCGCGTTTGTCAAATCATCTGGACTGACCAACACCCCTGCAATGAATATTGTTGTCAAGCGTCGTGATTTTCCTAATGCGAGCTTGACGACAGACTCTACGTCTCAGGTTACCGAAAGTAGCACGTTAAGTAACGTCCGCAGTCGCGCACGTCAAGTCGTCTTGCGCTTTGAAAGCGATGATGACGGGACCACTGATAACCAACTCGGCTACAAATGGCGACTTGGATCTACACGGCTGGATCTACAACCTAGCGGCAGACGCTAATGAGTCGCTTGCTTGAGACAAGACTGCCCTCTGCCTTGAGCGAGACAGTTGATGCGAACACATTCAACCGCCTGGTGCGCGTGCTGGAATTGAACCTGGGTCGTGTAGATTTCACCGTTTCTCCGCATTTTTCGGCTACCGAAATCAGTGAGTTACAATTTGCAACAGGCTCAATAATCTTCAATACTACGAATGAAATTCACCAGGCTTTTGATGGCACGCAATTTCGCGATTTGTATAGCCATCAGACCTACCCGACTGGACTGGCGATTACCGCTGGTGTAGGGGCCGTAACAGTGAGTACACCATAATGGACCAGATGTTACAGAACAGAATTCAAGCACTGCTCGGACCCGAGATGCCAATGTCTTTCAAAGAGGGTGGTGAAGTTTTAGAGATTGACGATTCAGCCACAATGGAAGAAGCCTCTATCGCGATGCGAGAGCCTGTCACCGATCAAGACGAGTCACTACGCGAGGCTCTCGATGCCTTAATGACAGCTAGTGAGACAGCAGAAGATCCTTTCGAAGCACGCAAAGCAGAGCAGTTGGCGGAGGGCGCAGTCGTTGGTGCACAAGCGCCGATGGGAGAGTTGGCGTTAGAGCTCGCTCAAGCAGGTCGTGGAGGTGACACCATGCTGGCGCACCTCACGCCGGGCGAAGTCGTGCTGCCCCTGGGCATGATGGATGACGCAGATTTTGAGCGCACCGTTGAGAACCGATTCAATCAAATGAATCTGAATCCCGAGGAATATGTAGCGGGCTTGGGTATCGCCTCTCTCAATCCCATCACAGGATTAGAAGAATTTGGGTTTTTCAAAAAAATAGCGAAGGGCGTTAAAAAAGTTGTTAAAAAAGTCGTCCGACCAGTCGCTAAAATTGCTCAATACATACCCGGTCCCCATCAACCCCTTGCAATAGCCATCGATCGAGCTGGCACGGTATACGACGTGGCCAAGGGCAGAGCAAGCCCGCTTGCCTTAGCAAGTTTAGGCGCTCCTGTTCCTGGCGCCTCCAACTTGTCAAGGGGCATTGGCAGTCTTCGAGACGTAGGAAATACTCTTTCTAATTTAGGTGGCACAGTCACTGAATTTGTTACCAAGGGTGCTGACGGCGTTGGATTGTTAGGCAATATTGGCCAGGGCATTCGAAGCTTGGGCGGTGATCTTGGGAGTCTTGTGGCTGGTGGCGGTGCTGACAACGTAGGTCGTTTCGGGAAGGTTGGCGATATTTTAGGGACTCTTGGAAATATCTCGGGTGTAACTAATTACGAAGGATTGACTGTACCCGGTTTCGGTGGCGGGCAAATTACAGTGGGTGAGGGCGATACGCTTAGTAAAATTGCAGACGCGGCTGGTGTTTCGCTCGAAGACCTTATAGCCGCCAACCCTGACATTGCCGACCCCAATTTGATCTTCCCCGGTCAAGTCATCAACCTTCCTGGCATGGGCGAACAGCAGACTGGTAGCTTTTTTGGACAACGCACACCCGATGCGATCCGCGGCATTGAGGACACCGTTAAAGACATATTCAATATAGGGGGGGGTGGTGCTTCTGTCGGAGGCGGACGCTCCACCTTGGGTACGCTGGGAGGTTTAGGCGTCGCAACCTTACTTGGTAAGCTTGCTTATGATGAGGCAAAGAATCGAAGGGGCGTGCCACTGACGCCGCTGACACAAGAGGGCGCTGTCGGTCGGTACAACATTGAGGCAGAGATAGCCCGTCGTATGGGCAAGCCCGCGCCAAATCCCGTTGAGTTCGGTTTACTCCCAAGAGGCACCATGCCAACCCTAAGTGGCGGTCGAGCAACGCCTGAGCGGGCGGTAGAGACAGAGACACCTCAACCGATCCCCGGCGTGGAAACCCTGCGTTATGGGGGGCCAGTGATGGCGTTCAAAGACGGTGGCAACGTAGACATGGCTGAGTTCAAGCGCATGGATGGCAAGATTGCTGGGCCCGGCACAGAGATCAGTGATGACATACCTGCGATGCTATCGGACGGCGAGTTCGTAATGACGGGCCGAGCAGTGCGTGGCGCAGGTGCTTTTGACATGGAAAAAGGTGACGGTGGCATTGTGACACTGACACCTAACGGTGCTGAAAGCCGCGAAAAAGGCACGAATTTGATGTACGACATGATGAGCCTTTTTGCGGAGTACGCTGACAAGCCGAAAGAAGCGAGGTCTGCCGCATGATTATGACACCAGGACAACTCGCCCGAGTGCGGCGAATGCAAGAGGGGGGTGAAGTTGATGACCCCGTGGTCGAAAACCCTGTGGTTGACGACGCGGCTCAACCTTTTGTTGATAATATCGTAAAGACAGAGAGTCGCTTAGACCCCATCACCATGCAATTTTTGTTTGGGTTGGATGGTCAAGGGGGATTCTTGCCCGGCGCCTTCCGTGCGGCGGAGCGCACCTTCTTTGACGAGGAAGGGCGTCCCATTGTCATTCCCACCGAAGTGGCAGGATTTTCACCCGACCAAATCCGTGCTTTTGAGCTTGCTCGACAAAACATAGGTATTCAACAGCCCTTTATCGATGAAGCAATGGCGTTAGGCCGTAGGGGTATTGGATCTATTCGTCAGGGGCTTGCAGATCAAGCCCTCGCTTCAGGTCAGGGACTTGAGGCTATCAGAGAGGGCGCGAGGTTTGCTCTCGATCAACGCGATCTTGGCTTACAAGATGCCTTGAGCGGTATACAGGAGGGCAGAGGTCGTGCGGTGGCCGCAGAGGAAAGGTTACGTGGTGATTTACGTGATCTCGAAAGGCGCGGCGTGCGTGACACACAACGCTTTGGAATGGACTTGGGGCGTGCCCGAGACATTGGTCTTGCAGAAACCGCACGTTTACGACGTGGTCTTGGTGAGTCGCGACGGCTTTTAGAAGACACGACGGGCGACTTCGACATCATTGGCGCAACCCAGAGACTTCAAGATCCGTTTGAGGATCAGGTGGTCCAGCAAATGATTCAAGACGCAACTGAGGGGTTAGCAAAGCAAGACTTGGCACAATTTGCCAGAGATGTTGCGACAGGCGGGGAGTCGGCTTTTGGTTCGCGCGCGCGTCTTAGTGCAGCTGAAAGAGCCGAGGCATTGGGTCGAGGCCTTGCAAAGCAGGTCGGCGGACTACGTTCAGAAGGATTCAGAAGAGCTCAACAGACGGCAATCAG